CAACCGGCACTTATGTAAACCTGTTTGGTGGCGATGTTACCGACATCGACGTTGAAGTAACATCATCTGGCACCGGTGGCATTAACGAACGCATCAAGATCGTAGCCCTTGGCGCACTTGCCAAACTGCCTAAGATCCTGACCGAAGGAGTCCTGAGCAAAGACTTTGACGGCAACCAGATTTACAGCATTTTGTCAGACTTGTTGTTTGGTACTTGGAACTCAGTCCCGGCAGCTTTAACTTGGGCTGCATACGACCCAACGACAACCTGGGCGGATGCTGAGAATACTGGGCTTGGCGATATTGACCAACCAGGAGATTATGAATTAGCTGCTAGAGAAGCATCTGCAACTGATGTGTATTCATTGGTTAGTTTCTTGGCAACCTCTGGATTAGGCTATCTTTACGAGGATTCATCAGGGCGGATTGGGTATGCAGATTCGACTCACCGAAGTCAATATCTAGCTGCTAATGGCTATGTTGAAGTTACTGGCAATCATGCTTTAGCCTCTGGTATTCGAACATCAAAGCGCATTGGCGACCTACGCAATAAGGTCACAATCGAACATAAGAATGCACATCAAGAAACTGCTACCGATTTAGCATCTATTGCAATTTATGGCGAACAGGCTCAAATCATTCAGACAAGTATCGAGGGTCATGTTGATGCTCAGGCTCAGGCAGACTTTTACCTATCGCTACGCGCTTACCCACAAGAGCAGTTTAGGTCAATTACTTTCCCATTGACTAGCCCTGAGATCGATGACTCAGACCGCGACAACCTGCTCAACGTGTTTATGGGTGAGGCTTTAGATATTACTGACCTACCATCAAACATGGTCGATGGACGCTTTCAGGGCTTCGTAGAAGGCTGGACGTTTAGCGCTGGATATAACCGCCTAGACCTGACCCTAATCTTGTCTCCTGTGGCTTACAGCCTTCAGGCGATGAAGTGGATTGATGTCCCAGTAACCGAGACTTGGAACACCATAAGCCCGACCCTAGAATGGATTAACGCTACAATAGTAGCCTGATATAAGGAGAATGAATGGCAACGACAAGTAATTTTGGATGGGAAACCCCAGACGATACCGATCTGGTCAAGGACGGCGCAGCTGCTATCCGCACGCTTGGCTCTGCCATTGATACGTCATTGGTTGATCTCAAAGGTGGAACTACTGGTCAGTCATTGACTAAAAACTCCAATACGGACATGGATTTTGCCTGGGCAACTCCCACTTCTGGTGGAATGACTTTATTAGCAAGCGGATCATTGTCTGGCACAATAACAACACTTAGCAGCATTAGCGGTGGTTACAAAGATTTAAGATTAGTTATTAGAGACTTTTTGCCAACAGTAAACAATGCATCTTTACAATTTAGATTTAATACCGATACAACTTCCAATCGTCATTACACATTAACTGCGGTAAATGTGACAATGAACGCACCAAATAATACAAAAATTAGTGCAAACCCTACGATTGATAATACTGTTGTAAGTGATGGTTTAACAGTTATTGACATTTTTGATTACGCTAATACTACAACTCAAAAAACTTGCTGGATATTTACAATGCACCCAGGAACTTCTACGACTAACGGCTATATGGGTATGCGTGGAGGTTGGTACAATCAGACATCCGCAATTACAGCAATTTCAATTTTTGATGATAATACTTCAAACGACACAGGCAACTATTACCTTTATGGAGTGAACTAATGGCTAATCCAATGATTCAGATTCACAACGTCGAAACTGGTGAAGTTATCGAACGAGAAATGACTGCTGCTGAATTGAAACAAGCGGAAGCTGATAAAGCTGAAACCTTACAGATTAGAGAAGCAGAAGCAACTAAAGCTGCTGAAAAGGCTGCGCTATTGGAGAAGTTGGGCATTACCGAGGATGAGGCTCGCCTCCTACTTGGATGAAACCAAAACTATCTAAGTCGGTTGTTCAATTAAGAGAACAGGCAGACGATGCTTATCCTGACAGAAAGCGTGACTCTGACGGCACCATCGGAGACGCTCGGCATCAAACCCGAAAGAGCGATCATAACCCTGACAGTAATACAGGGTATGTCCGCGCTATCGATCTCGATGCTGATTTCGACAAATCATCCTCCACAGCTGCTTACATTGCCGACCAGATACGAATTGCAGCCCGAACAGATAAACGCATTGCATATGTTATCTTTAACAAAAAGATTGCAAGCGCTAGAAGCCTCTGGCGTTGGCGCAAGTACACGGGAGTCAATCCGCACACAAAGCACATCCACATCAGTTTTACAAAAGCTGGTGACACGGATTCGAAGTTTTTTAACATCCCGTTACTAGGAGGAACAGATGACACAAGACCTGAAAAAGATGTTAGCAAGTTGGGGCAGAGCGTTCCTAACAGCTGCTCTTGCACTTGTCGCTGCAGGGGAAACTGACCCTAAGAACATTGCCTACGCTGGTGCGTTAGCAACAATCCCACCGATTCTGCGTTGGTTGAATCCTAAGGACGAAGGCTATGGGCTACGGTGACGGCAAATGATTGGGCAGGGCTCGTCCTTGCCATTGCCTCGACGCTTACTATTGTTATTGGCGGTTTGCGTTATCTGGTTCGCGGTTGGTTGTGGACTCTTACGCCGAATGGTGGATCATCTCTCGCTGACCGATTGGCAAGAATAGAGACACGCCAAGAGCAGATTATGGAATTGTTACAAAAGTAAGGGACACTTATCCACATGGCAAGAAAACCAACTAAGGCGCTAGAGGATCAAGGCTATTCAAAACTTGATGCTTACTGCATTGGGTTACATGAGTATTACAAATCTTTGCGTAAAGCTGGTTTTGACGAGGGTTTAGCGTTATTTATGATTACTGACGTTCAATCGTATCCTGGATGGATTCTGCCAGACCCAATCGATCCCGAGAAGTTTGGGGATTACGAGGACGACGACGAGGACTAATGACAGTAAAAAGAATTGCTTGGATCTCAGATATTCAGGCACCGTTCTTTCATGAAGCAGCAGTCAAAAATGTAGGCAAGTTTTTAAGGGCTTACAAGCCTCACCAAACCATCTGCATCGGTGACGAGATTGACCTCCCGCAGCTTGGAGGCTTTGCTCAACCATGGCAAGAGGTTGAAGGCAACATCGATGAGGATCGCAGACTTACTTTAGAGATTCTCGAATATCTTGGCGTTACTGACGTTGTTGGCTCCAATCATGGAGCGCGTGTTTACAAGTCTTTGTCTCGCAGACTACCGGCATTTATGAACCTGCCAGAGCTGCGATATGACAAGTTTATGGGTTATGACAAGGCTGGTATTAAGTACCATCCGAATGGCTTTGATTTTGCTCCAGGTTGGCACACTTGCCACGGAGACGCATTTCCATTATCCAATAAGCCTGGACAAACAGCCCTAAACGGTGCTATGCGTATGGGCAAGTCAGTTGTATCAGGACATACCCATAGACTAGGGCTCAGCGCCCACTCAGAAGCCTCTGGAGGGCGTTATGGGCGCATTGTATGGGGAGTTGAGGTAGGAAACCTCGTAGATCTTTCGAGCCCGGGAATGGGCTATACGAAGGGTTATGCTAACTGGCAGATGGGCTTTGTTGTAGGTACTTTGCATGGTAAGCGCTTCACGCCTGAGTTAATCCCAATCGATCCTAAAGATGGTTCATTCATCTATCAAGGCAAGCGCTGGGGCTAAAGCGTTACCAAACCGTTATCAAAAGCGGCGTGTTTGGGATTGATTTAGTCCAAACCGCATGAGACCGTAATCCAGTAAGCAACAATGCTTACAAGAACGGGAGCAAAAAATGGATCTACAAGTACCAGTAATCTTGTTATTACTAATTGCTAATGTTTTATGGTTTATCGTCGGTTGGGGCAAAGGCTTTCAGGAAGGCAAGCGCGAAGGCTTGGCAGTTGGCAAGATCAGTCAGCGCGTGAGTGTTAATGCGCGCTAATGACATCCTTGACGAAGCAAAAGACCTCATCGCAGACAGAGGTAAAGATTACGGCTTGGCAGCTCTCAATCACCTTCGAATTGCCAAACTCTGGTCAGCCTATCTTGAACGCAACATCGAGCCTCACGAAGTCGCAATCTGTATGGCACTTGTCAAAATCTCACGCTTACAAGAGACAAGCCAGCACGAAGACAGTTACAAGGAC